GATAACTTGTATGAGCAAGTTTCTCGTAAACGTGCAGCAGCTTTAGCAATGTCTTTCCGTCAAACGAAAGAGAACGTAGCATCTAACGTTTATAACCGTGCTTTTGATAGCACTTATAAGGGTGGTGATGGAGTAGAACTTTGTTCAACTGCTCACCCAAATGCTACTGGCGGTACGTTTGCTAATAAACCTACTGTTGATGCGGATCTAAGTGAAGCTGCTTTAGAAGACGCAATGATTGCAATTATGGGTTTTCAAAATGATCGTGGTCTTTTGATTTCGGTTATGCCCCAAACATTGCATATTGCTCGTAACGAAGTGTTTAACGCACAACGTATCTTGCATAGCTCATATCAGCCTGGCAATGCCAACAATGACATTAACGTCATTAAGTCTGGTAATTACTTGCCTGGAGGCTTTAAAGTAAATCATTACTTTAGTGCTGCTCATGCTTGGTTTATTCGGAATTCTATTCCTGGTAAAACTGGTATGAAACATTATGAGCGTGTTGGTGTTATGTTTGACCAAGACAATGACTTTGATACCATGAATGCGAAAGCTAAAGGGTACGAGCGTTATTCTTTTGGTTGGTCTGACCCACGTGCTGTGTATGGCGTTAACGGCCCGTAGTATTGTTACTAGTAACACGGGGAAGATTAAAACCTTCCCTGTGTTTATATAAGGAGTATATAATGGGATTTGAACGTCAAAGAGAAAAAGGTAAGCGTCCTCCAGTACCTAATTTACCAAGACCCTGCATTAACAATTAATATCTTTAAGTTACGCTGTACAATACAGCGTTCTTTTTAATAGAACGTAACTAAGGAGCATTACAAATGGCAACCCCAACTCGCTTTCCTTTAGGTGTATCTACTCAAAAAGTTAATCAAACTTTGGGTATGTTTCCTCAACCTGATCCAACTGACCCTATCGTTGACTTCCACGAATTCAACCAATACGTAGCAGGTGATTGGACAGTTACTAATACTACATCACACGGTACTGCAGCCCTTGTTGCTGGTGCGGGTGGTCTGTTATCTTTAGCAGGTGGTGCATCAAGTGTTACTAGTGACATTGTTGCAGTCATCTCTAATCCGTTAGACTTTAATTTTACTAGTGGTCAACAGGTTTGGTTCTATACAGGCTTTAAAGTTACTACTGCAGCTAACGATCAAATTCAATTAGGTCTTACTGCTGCTAATAGCGCACTAACCCCTACTGCTGGTATTTACTTTAATAAAGCTGCTGCTGCTTCTACGATTGATTTTGTAGTACGTAAATCATCTACGTCTACTACTCAGTCTGCTGTAGCTACTTTAGTAGATAACACATTTATTCGTTTAGGTTTTTACTACAATGGTAAAGACGCTGTAGACGTATTTGTAAATGATGCTAAAGTTTATTCACAAACTGTGTTAACTAATTTGCCTACATCAACAGCATTAGCAATAGGTCTTGGATTAAAAGCTTCTGCTACTGCTCCAACAACAAGTGATCTTATTGTTGACTTTGCAATGGCTGCTTCTGATCGTTCTTACTAAGATAGGAGTCAATAATGGCTAATGTACTTAGCACTCAGATTTTAGAAGACGGTGAAAGAAATGCTGTAGTTAAGATTACAGGAGTATTAGACACCAGTGACTTGTCAGCTACTACGGTAGTTGACCCTGCTGACTATTCTCCTGTACCTACTCAGTTTCGTATTGACCACATTGACTTTGCTATATCAGGTAATTTAGAAGTTAGATTACTTTGGGATGCTTCTACTGACGTAGACATTCTTCCTATAGCAGGTCGTGGTCGTATGAGCTTTCATAATTTTGGTGGTCTACAAAATAATGCAGGTACTGGCAAAACAGGAAAGATTCAACTAATGACTAATGGTTGGACTACAGGTACTCAAGTCTTTTCGGTCGTACTAGAACTAGTTAAACAGGGTATCTAGTGGGAGATCATTATGTCTGTACAAGATCTGTATAGTCATGGTCAATGGAATGTTATCTGTGACGCTTGCGGAAGAAAGTTTAAGAATGGCGACTTACGCAAACGTTGGGATAACCTCATGGTATGTAACTATGACTATGAAGAACGCCAACCTCAAGACTTTGTAAGGGCGGCAGTAGATAGGTTATCTGTACCGTGGTCTAGGTCTGAACCATCAGATATATTTGATTCTGCTGGTTTATGTACAATACCTGCTAGATCATGTTATGCAGAGATGGCTGAAGCAGATTGTGCTTTAGCTGACAATACCCCAGACAGTTATGACAACCTCTTAAGTGGTTACGTGTGTGATTATAATAGTATGAGAGCTACAGCAGGAGAAGGTGTGTCCGGTTGTGTACGAGCAGGTTATAACCCTTACTAATAGATAAACAAATGGCTAATACAATCTTTTATGATGGCGTAACACCGATAGTATCGGATTGGTTAAATGCTGTTAATAACCTTTCTTATAGTAAAACTTTTCCTGATGGAAGTGTGGCTTGGTCTACTCAACCTGGAACGTTATTAGATTCTTCTGCAATAGCTTATGTTCCTTCTGGCACTGGTGCTGTAACAACTAATGTGCAAGCTAAGTTGCGTCAAACTGTTAGCGTGATGGATTTTGGTGCTGTTGCTGATGGTAATGTAACTTCTGATACAGGAACAAATAACTCATCGGCATTTAATGCTGCCCTTACATACGCATCATCAATTGGTGCTGGTGCAGTTTATATTCCAAACGGAACATACAAGTTAAACACTGTAATTACAATTCCACAAGGCGTGACTTTGCGTGGTGCTGGTCGGCATTGCACAACTTTGTTTGCTCCAGCATCTTTTAACACCACTGGAGGAATAGTTGCGTTTGGTGCCGGAACAGTGTCGCATGGCATTTGTGATTTAGCATTGCTTGCCCCTCCAGGCGGTGTAGTTGGCACTGGAACATCTGGTGTTGGCATTTACGCAAGCCGCAATGGAACATTTATTGAACGTGTTTGGGTGGCTGGGTACAACATCAACATCCTGTTGGCGAACACTGATATTTTTGTGCTGGACTCAACCATAGAGGAATGCACAACCGCAGGGATTGGCATTGATATGAATGCCTCTGCTAACGACATCACTATTGCAAACTGTGAAGTCTTTGCTTGCGCGAACACTAGTATTCGTATCAAGGATACAACCAACACTGATGGGACGATCAACATCAGCAACGTCAGAATGTTAGATGTACGAACCACTGGGATTCAGGTAATTGATAGTTCATGTCCAGTGCAAATCTCAAACTGCTCTGCTGGTGGAACGTCTGCTACAACCAATGTTACTGGTGCTGGGATAGCAATAGACAATGCAGACAATGTGGCAATCACTAATTTTGTTTGCCGAATTGGGTCTGGTCTAAAAAGCACCACTGGTTGCGGGATACTAATCAGCAACTCTTCCACTAATGTCACTATTGTTGGTGGTGAGATTCAAGCCATGTTGGATGGTATCCAATCAGTTGGAAGCAATGAGATAGTAATTACTGGAATCAATTGCTCTTCCAACGGACGACGAGGAATTTACATCAATGGTGGCGGCAGAGTTACTGTTACTGGAGTGCATTGCTATGGGAACGGCACGGCAGGAGGAACTACCGATGCTGGCATATTTGACACCAACAATACTGCGAACGCAGAACATCTATTTACTGGATGCCACTGCTCTCAGGACGGCAGTGGTGTGCAGGACTATGGTTTTTACATAGACATTGGTGCGGCATCTTGTATCACCTACCTCATTGGTTGTATGGCGGTGAATAACAACACAGCAGACTTCAGTAAGAACGGAGTGACCGCAAATATAAGTAGGGCTGATGCCACTATCAATGTATCAGGGTCAATCACTGCCAATGGTGGTACTGCGATACCCGCAGGAGGAACTCTGCTAACTGGTTTACTTGTGAGTAGTACTGCAAATTTTGGTGTGTTCTTTGGTTCTGGTGCGCCATCTATTTCAGCAGCCAAAGGATCGTTGTATCTGCGGTCTGATGGAAGTGGTGTTAATAATCGTGCTTACATTGCAACAAATTCTTCTGGCACTTGGACTGCTATTACAACTGTAGCGTAAAAAGAAATGGCTAATAAAAAAATCTCTGCGCTTACGTCTTCAACTACCCCATTGGCGGGTACAGAAGTTCTGCC